GGCATAGGTTAGCTATGAAGATGATGTCAAAAGGACTTCATGTCATTGCTGGTGATTATTCGAATTGGGATGGTAAATCCGTATCTGATGGATTCCGGTCCGTGTATACTGCTGCAGAGCGGTGGTATACACGACACTGGGACTTGATCGTACGGAATAAAAGAAATGTTTTCTTCGGTAACGAACTCGATTTAAACCAATGTATATATTTACTGCGATGTGTTGCATTAGAAGTGTTGAATCATGTTCATACTTGTAATGTACGTATAGATGGTGAAATGTATAAAATATTTTATCAAGTACAAAATGGTATTCCCTCAGGTTGCCCGGGGACTGCTCCAACGAATAGTGGATGCAATCTCTGGATGTTGTCTTATTGTTATTTTTATATGACACAAGGAACATCAAATTGTACAGTTGAGAAATTTTTTGAATACATATACGCCATCTTTTACGGTGATGACATTTGCGTAAATATATCACCACTTATAATTGATTTCTTTAATCAAGAGACTTTAACGCCGTTGATGAAAAAATTATTTGATATTGATTTTACAGATGAACAGAAAACAGGCACGATTGTAAAAAGTCGTATGTTAAATCAAATAACTTTTCTAAAACGGGGTTTCGTTTTTAACGAAGATATTCAATTATACGTGGCTCCTCTTCCAATTCCTCTCTTACTCGATATAACAAATTGGGTAAGATCCGGTTCAGAATCCCCTTACGTCATAACTATTGATAATCTTCGAGCAGTTATGGGTGAGATTGCATTAAACGGTAAGGAAATGTACAACATGTATAGACCTCAAATAGAGGGAGTACTTCAACGTTTAACGTGCGGTTTAGGGATTCCGGTCGCCTTAGACAGTTACTTCGGTTATGTGTCTAAAGTGCGAGACGGTGAATTCTCTGGTGCGGAAGAATAGGAAGAAATCCCACCCAACGGATGTTACTCGTTGTAAAACAAAGATGCAAATTGGCTGATATACCCTAGTCCTGTATATCCGTCCTTGGCATGACGTTAAACTGCTTCAGACGATACTCACTCTACAGGAAGCGTCTCGCAGTAGAGCTATTGAGTTAGTCTTAGATAGTTTATTTTATAAGTTAATTATAAGAACGGGGTGCGGTAGGCTTCCTCAGCTACAAAAGATCTACCGATGAGCTGACATCTAAACAACAGCTAGGTTTTTCTATGGTCTCCTAGATTCAAAGACCGCTGCAATTGCAGGTCGTAGTCCACGACAGATAAAATGGGGCTGGCATGGATGTTGCTAAATACCTCTAAGGTATAGTTATTCCCCTTCTGGCAAAAGGTTAAATTATCCAGAGATGAGTTCACATCGCTTTAAAATAAAACCCTTCTGGCAAAAGGTAAAATTACCCCGAGTTATATATTCATACCGTTACTGAATATATTCACAGTAAAGTGATCAAATCTAGGTTTCTCACTGCCTTTACCAATTGGGCGAGAACGTGAGTTTTCCTATTCCACCAAACATGTGATCTTCCTCTTTTTATAAGCAATGTCGTCGATTTAAAAGAATAAGGAGTGCTATGTTTGGAATGCGCGTACCTATTTAGGTTTACTGCTCAGGATCGCGCGGTAGCAGCCCTACCAATATCCAGTTCGACCACTAGGTTTGTGGCACTAGGTGATGCCCTGACCGAAACTAAAACACCTGCGAATTTTGAACCTCCAAATATAACTAAAATACAACAACAAATTGTTTCTTTTGTTAACGAGGGAGAAATCCCTTCAACTTCAATATTTCGATCAAAACAACCCCCAAAACGTGATTTCTTGCAATCTGCAAAAGATGGTAGGGAACATACAATTAAAGATTTTTTAGAACGACCTATTAACCTCCGGAATTTTGAGTGGAAAATTGCTGATGCGCAATTTAAAGCTCTCCAAACTTTTGAATTTCCTAATGACTTTTTAAAACTGTCAATGTATAGAGAAAAATTTGATGGTTTCTTTGGTATTAGATCTGATATAAAATTTCGATTACAAGTTAATGCTCAACCATTTCAGTTGGGACGATTGATGTTGGTGTGGGTTCCGTATCAGAATTATCTAGGTAGCTATGGCGCCCTTTATGATGAAGATACGGAAGCTGCAATGGTATCGCGTTCCGGTTGTCCACGAGTTGATCTTGACTTGTCCCTTTCAACTGAAATTGATATGTTAATTCCCTATGTCTCCCCCCATTCACATTTTAATTTCGCTACTGGTGAAGGTACATACGGCAAGTTATATGTTATCGTCTACTCCCCCTTAGGAGACGTAGCTGGTAACGGTCATGTTGATTGTACGGCGTGGATTAATTTTGTTAATCCTGACCTTGGTTTTCCTACGGGAGCTGCCTTGGTCGAAGAAGCGCTTATACCATCGACTGATATACCTGAACGTATTACTGCCCAAATTGGTGGTGAAGAAGTCAAGACGGAGCAGTATAGGTCTATTGCACAGGATGTAGGTAAACTTTCGAGTTTTCTGAAACCCCTAAACGATATTCCTTTACTTTCGACACTAACTCAGCCTACAACGTGGGCTTTAGATAACGTCTCTGGCTTTCTTAAAATGTGTGGATATTCTAAATTGCAATCAACTAATGTTCCGGCCTTTTTAAAACAAACACCTACTCACTTCATGGCCAACTATGATGGAGTCGACATGTCTCATTGCTTAGGATTTGCATCCGACAATGCTACAGAGTTGATGCCTGAAATGGTTGGAAATGATGTTGATGAAATGTCTCTAAAACATATCGTTGCTACACCTTGCTACTATAAGCATTTTCCTTGGAAAGCTGCGGATAGTGCAAATAAAATTCTTTGGACTCAAACTATTAACCCCCTAAATTTTGTGTGTGACGAAGATAATAAAGCTAAAACATTTGTACCTACTCATCTTGCTTATGCGTCTGCTATATGTAGATATTGGCGCGGATCAATAGATATCACGTTAAAATTTGTTAAAACTAAATTTCACTCTGGGAGGGTAAGGATTTATTTCCAACCTGGTACTACATGGGCTACAGGAAATCTTCGGAAAGACTATAACCCATCTATGATAGTAGATTTACGTACGCAGACTGATGTTGTTTTTCGAGTGCCATATGTGGCCACGCATCCATGGATTAGTGTGGGTCAGTCGGGTTCTTCCGCACAAGCATTGTTTTCTACAACTGGTATTGTAGCAGTCGAAGTTCTTAATGAACTCGTTGCTACTACTACCGTTAAAGCAGATATCGATGTTTTGGTGGAGGTCTCGGCTGGACCAGATTATGAATTGGCGTGTCCAACAAATGGTGTTTTTCGACCATATATTACTGGTGGATCTATTGATCCTACTACAACAACCACAACAACTACTCAGTCTAGCGCATCTCGCACAGCGCGTAAACCGCGAAGCATCTATGAGCGTATTACAGCGCAAATGGGTGACGAAGCACCTGCACAAGAACAAGAGCAGGCTATCATAAATAAAGACCAGATAGGAGATGACCCCCTACGTATGGCATGGTGGAATAACCTTAGCACGATTGGTGAAAAATTATTATCTGTTCGACAACTTATTAAACGTTCTAACATTATAGGTACAACAGTAGATTCCGATAAAGATTATTCGATAACCATTTCACCCTTCACTTTAACTTACGGGGATGACGAGAAAGCAATCGACAATACGACTAATATGACGTATTTAGATTATTTCGCGCACATCTACGCTTTTTATCGTGGAGGAGTAAATATCAAAATTCTTCCAAAAGATTCTAAATTGCTTTTTGTTTCCTATCGTTGTAATGATTTAATAGATCAGTCACATCCGGATGAGATTATTACGAAGGATTCTACCGCTCCCGAGAGATATATGCGTACAGTTCAACCTGTATACACTAATCTTGAAGGCGCTGTAGATCTCCATGTTCCGTACTATTCTATGTTCCATATGTGTCCAGTAACAAATTTAAAACAAACACTAACCAATCAGGCTCTGGGTATTCGTCCCAACGGACTATTTGCTGTCTCTGGATTGCGTCAAGGTGCTACGATTTTTCGAAGCGCCACTGATTCTTTTCAGTTTGGATATCTTATAGGTCCACCACGTTGCACAATCCCTCCCTATCAAGTAGTCTAATAATCCGAAAGGACTACTGCAATCCCCCAATACTAAATGTGGGGGAATGTTTCGGAAACTTACGGTACTTGTTAAATCCTACCGACTTGCGTTCGCTTCCATCTAAAGAAGGACTGCACCTATAAACATGGTGAGTCTGGGAACTGACGCCCTTTTGAATATACTTCGAGTATAATAACGCAATGCGTTGATGGGCGTCAGCCCATTAGGTGGTTTTCCTCGTTTCCACCTCACCCGTAAGGGGTTCGCGTACGAG